GTCTCTACTTAAAGAAATAGCCTCAAATCCTAGTATTAAAGACTCAGATCGTATATCAGCTATTAACTCTATTACCGCTCTACTCAATGATAAAGTAAAAGATGCAGAAAAAATAGCCAATGTAACTGTAATTAGATTCGAATCTATACTTAATGATGCTAAAAATACTACACCTACTAACGGCATTCTAACTGCGCAATTAGATAATACCGAAGAAATAGAAGAAAATGTAAAGCAAAAAATGAGTCAAAATGTCACACCTACTAAAGAAATTACTAATAATGCTGAGCAAATTACTAATAATGCACCTAATATCGATTCTAATTGCGCATCTGAAAAATTATTTAGTAAAGAATCTGATGAATCAAATTCTTTTAGTAACAAATCTGATGAATCAAATTTGTTTAGTGAAAATCTTTTTGATAATACTAAAGAAGAAGATTTTTTTAGTAACGAATTAGATAAATCAAATTCGGTTAGTGATATAGGAATTAATGAAGATGATACTAATGCGCCACTCTAATATGCCAACTAATAATCTTTTAGTAATAAGTCGTGCGGTAATATTTTTTAGTAATATAAGGTACATCATAATCATTAGTGCTTAAGTATCAATTACTTATGATTTAGCGGAGTGGTACATAAGGCAATACAAAAGTGGAGTAGGTAAATGCAGACGACAAAGGTAGTACGATTATTACCAAAGCAGTTAGAGTTTATCAGTTCTAAGAAAAAGGAAGTGTTATACTCAGGTGGATATGCTTCAGGTAAATCTTTAGCATTATGTTACGCATTAGCACAACAAGCGTCGATTCCTAACAACTCAGTATTATTAGCACGTAAGACCTTAGTATCATTAAAGCGTTCTACATTGATTTCTTTAATAGGACATAATGATCCTGTACTACCTAGAGGCTCATATACTTATAGACCAACAGAGGGCACTATAAGCTTAAATGGCGGTGGTACAATTCACTTAGCATCACTAGAGAATATCGAACGTATTAGATCAATGAACTTAGGATTTATCGCGTTAGATGAAGGTTCAGAACTTAATGAGAATGAATACCTAGAACTACTATATCGCTTAAGATTAGATCAAGGCTCAAGACAACTGGTAACTGCTACTAATCCAAGTGGAAGAAGTCACTGGATGTATCGTCGCTTCTTTAAAAACCCTAACAATGATAGAACAGTCATTACAGCTTCTTCTTTAGAAAATAAGTTCTTACCTAAAGATTACGTTAAGTCATTGAAAGGCATGGAGTTAAGTCGATATAAGAAGTTTGTAGAAGGTCAATGGATAAATCTTGAAGGTATGATTTATAGTAATTTCAATCGTAGTATACATGTAAAGCGCTTATTACCAAGTACTTACGAGTCTTATTATATAGGGATTGACATGGGAACTACTCATCCATGTGCTATTTTAGTAATTGGACGTAATGGAGAAAGGTTATATGTATTAGAAGAGTGTTATAAAACCAAGATGTTAATAAGCGAAATACTAAAGCAGATAGAGTATTACTGTAAGAAGTATGATTATCCTGTAATTGTATATGATCCTGCTGCTGCTACTTTAGGTAACGAGTTAAGTAATGCAGGATTCAAAGTACTAAAAGCTAACAACGATGTAAACATAGGAATATTACGTGTTAAGGATTTGTTAGAAGTTAAGGAAGACGGATTGCCTAATTTACTAATTAACGAAGATTGTGTTAATTTACTAAACGAATTTGAGAACTATCAATGGAAGGAAGATGGAACAGAGAAGCCGGTTAAGGAATTAGATGATGCATTAGATGTATTGCGTTATATTACTAACTACATAGCTGACAATAAGAGTAGTAGTCCTAGGATCTTCTTTGGCGATGATTGTGATAGCTTTGATGATTAATACTGTTTTACTATAATATATCAAGAATTATGCTATAAGAAAATTTAGGAGAATCTATGTTTAAAAACTTCTTTACTAAAAATCCATCTAAAGTAGAAACAAAGGCTATAAGTGGTGATCAATCATTAGTTAATATCATAAGCGGAGAACGGATAGATAACGATAAATGTAGTGCTCAAGAAATGGTAAAGCTCAACAATAATTGGGTTTATATCTGTAACAATAAGAACTCTGCTACTTGTGCTACTATTCCACTAAAATTGTATTATCAAAAGAATGGTAAGCGTGTTGAGAAGACGCCACATAGAAGCATTGATAGGAAAGCTTGTGACAATTTAAGGAAGCAGATTAATCGTAAAGGATTAGTACAAGATGATGTTGTTGAGATAGTAACGCATCCTGTACTTGATTTGTTATATAAGGTCAATGATAACATGAATTATATTGACTTTATACAATTAGTTCAAGGATATTGTGGTTTAATAGGTAATGCATATGTTCGTATTGAGTTTGAGAATGGAGTACCTGTTAAGTTATATCCGTTACTTTCTGAACATGTAAGTTATGCATACGATAAGTTTACAAGAGAAATTACTAAATACATATACAAGATTAACTATGACACTTATACATATCAACCTGAAGAGATCTTGCATTTTAGTAATTATTGTCCTGGTGATACTACAATAGGACGCGGAGATTTGGAAGCGTGTTTAGGAGCGGTTAGGCGTTATAACTATTATGATGCATATGAGAATTACTTAAACAAGAACAATGCACGTCCTGATTTTGCTGTTGCTTATAAGAATCAATTAAACGACAAGGATGCTAAGGAAGTATATCGTCAATGGTACAAGAGGTTTGGATCTGTTAAGAATGCGGGTAAGCCTATTGTAACAACTGGTGAATATGACATTAAGAATTTAGGATTAGCGCCTAGGGAACTACAATACAATTTAGGAAGAGCAGAGGCACAGAAAGTTATATGTGCTACGTTTGGTGTTCCTGAAGCTTTAGTAGAATTGAATAGTGCTAATCTTGCATCATCTTTAAGTGCATCTAACATGTATAACAAGTACACGATATATCCTAAGATGACAGCGTTGGTAGAGAAACTTAATGAGCAGTTATTACCGATGTATGATCCTAATTTGTTCCTTTGGTTTGATAAGGATTACGAGTTAAGTCAGATGGAAAGGGCTACGGTTGATCAGATCTATATTACTAATGGTGTATATGATGGAGCGTATGTAGCGGATAGAGAAGGATTTACTGTTAACATGGATAATACGGATAATACTGACAATACTGATAATACAGACACAGTACAAGAGGAATAAATATGAAGAAGAATAACTTTAAAGTATCTAGTTTAAGTAGTTTTATTAATCTTAAGGAATTAGGTCTTACAGGTGAAGAAGAGATTACTCGTAAGACTATGTTAATGAAGTCTAATGTTAGTGATACAGGCATGGTTATTAATCCTGATGAAGAGAAGACCATTATAGCTGAAGTTACTAATACTGGAATGGATTTTGACAATGAAGTAATATACACTCAAGGAATTGATTTAAGTGTATTTAGTAAGATACCTACTATTTATTGGAATCACAACTATTCTACTCCTCCTGTTGGTAAGGGATTGGAGATAAGCAGTTCGGTTGATAAGATGCATATGAAGATTAAGATTGCAGACACTACATTTGCGCAGGAGATATGGAAGTTGTTACAAGGTGGTTTTCTTAAGTCTTGTTCGATTGGATTCATTACGAAGTCTAAGCTCATTAAAGGTACGAAAGAGTTTACTGATTTTGTAAAGGAGAAGTCATTATCGATAAGCGATAAGGTTCAGACTATTGTTAAGGAGTGCATATTGATTGAGAACAGTATTGTAGGTATGCCTTGTAACAGTGATGCTCTTGTAACAGCTATTAGTAGTAAGTCCTTAAAGGTAAGTGATGAAGTAATGAAGGAGTTGAATTTAAAAGGTATAGAGCTTCCTATAGACAACCTTGTTCAATTCAAAAACATTCTTAAGGAAGCTCTTAGGGAAATAATAAAGGACAAAGATATTATGAGTGAAGTAGTTGAAAAAGTAGATGAAGTAGTTGAAGATGAAGTAATGATGATATGTCCTGAGTGCAAATATGAAGCTATGGGCAAGCTAGGTATGAAGTGTCCTGAATGCGATGTAGAGATGATAGTAAAAGCTGAAGAGGAAGAAGAGGAAGATACTGAAGAGCCAGTAACAAAAGCTGAAGAAGTAGAAGAAGTAATGATGGTATGTACTGAATGTGGTTATGAGGTTATGGGAAGTCAACTTGGTATGGTATGTCCTGAATGCGAAAAGAGTGGAAGGGATGGAGAACTAAAACCTAAAGATCCTGAGAAGACTGTAGAACCAGAAGCTGAACCTAAGATGTTTAAGGTTATAAGGTCTGGATGGAACAAGGACAAAGAGATTAAGGACGCAATAGATATATTAAAAGGAAGAGTAGTCTAAGTATTTACTATAATAAGATTGAGCATAAGTTACGTGGACATTAATTTGCACCACCGATACTAATACTTAATTCAAAAGGAGAATATGTTATGTTGATTAAACTATTAAAAGAAATTAAGAAAGATGATATCGTTCTTACAAAGGATTCAATAATTGAAGTTGATGAAAAGACTGCTAAAGAATACGTAGAAGCTAAGAATGCTGAAATGTATACTGAGGAAGTTAAGAAAGAAGAAGCAAAAGAAGTTAAAAAAGAAGTTATCAAGGAGACTAAGAGTATGGCAAATGAGATTGAAGTTACGAGAAATGAACCTAAGTATAAGAGTTTAGGTCACGCTATTAAGGCATTGGTTGATGGTTCTGAGAAAGAGCTTTCAATTGGTCAGAAAGCGGTTACTGGTCTTAATGAAACTGCTGCTGATTCCGGGGGAAATCTTATTAACCACGAAATGACTCAGTTGTATGATTTCGCTATGGCTGGTGCGATTATAGCTCCAAAATGTCAGAAGTGGACTATTGGTGCTAACAGTAATGGTGTTAAGATACCGTATTTGGATAACAGTGGTGCGATGAATTCAACCAGTACTCCGCGTGGTTACTGGCTTGCTGAAGGTGCACAGAAGACTGCTACCAAGATTACGTTTGGTCAGCACGATCTAACAATGAAAAAGTTGGTATATTATGTTCCACTTACAGATGAAATTATACAAGATGTACCTTACCTTACGTCTTATGTAACTTCTCAGGTTCGTGGACAGCTTGCAAGAATGGTTGATTATGCTATTCTTAATCTATCAACTGCAACGTCTGGTATGATCGGTATCTTTGATGCTGGTGGTGCTAATTTCTTAACCGAGCCTGTTGCTCATGCTGCAACTTATACTGGTGCAATTATCAATGGTCTAGTAAGTGGTGTTATGCCTGAGCTTAGAGGTGGTTCTGAGTTCTATATGTCCAACTCTACTTGGGCTGGTGTAATGGGCGCTTTGGGTGCTGGAACAACGGTATCCTCAGTACCTTTGGTTAACATCAATGAGATGACCATTATGGGTTATCCGGTTAACATCGTACCAACAATGGCAGTATTTGGTGGAACCGGGGACATCGTATTCGGTAATTTCAATGCTGGATATGTATTAGCTGATAAGGGTGATATCAAGATTGATACGGATTCGTCCATACGTTTTGATTATGATGAGACCGTACTTCGCCTGGTATATCGTGTATGCGGTGCCCCGGTAATAAGGGAACAGACGCTTATCGATACAACGGTAGTTTCTGCATTTGCTACCACGTCCTAATCGACCTGTGTAAGCAGGAGGGTCATTAACCTCCAGATCCTTGAGGGTGGATATAGAAATATATCCACCCTCTTTTTTATGTATTGGTTCTTCTTTTACTATA